CCTAACTCTAGTGTCACTCATAACAGTGGGTTCTGGCATAAGAATACGAAGCATGTGCTTGACACCATCGTCGAACACTTTGTATGTTAGTCCGTAGGAGGTGTGGTTCTCTCTGAAAAGGTAGGAATAAGAAACTGCACCATCAACCACAACATGGATGAAACTATCAGGGATAATACAAACATCTGAGTACGCCGACATTTCTGCGTTGGTTAGCCATCCTTCGTACCAAACCGTGTAGGCTTTATCTGGCTTGGGAGAAATGCCCCAACCACCAGAGGGAGTTTCAAACACTACGTTTGGAACACTTCCTGGATACGTGCTTTCTAAGTCTTTGGGACGAAGGTAGTTTGCCCAGTTGTCGTATGGAATGATTCGTAGTCTGCTGGGCAACACCCCAAAGGAAGTGTTCTCAGCGAGTCTGAATGTGTCTTTGTCCAGCATCAGCATGTTTGCTGGTTTGGAGTATAGGTTCGTACCAACTACAAGTAGCTGGGAAGTAGTAGTGTAGAGAAACGGCCACTGGACTTTACGAATGATAATATCCTGCACAGCAGCATTCACAGACAGCTTCACTAAATTGTGGAAACCCTTTACACCAGGGAAGGTTGCAGATGTAAGTTGGATTTCATTCAGTCTTGCCAGTGTGCGGTTCGTTAAATCAAGGAATGTGGCCATTATAAATCCAATAAAGAAAAGGAAGGGGAGTATTAGTCCCCTTCCGAAACAGCTTAGGCTTCTGGTCCATACCGGCGGGTGATGTCTACCAGAACAGCCCAAATACGGACCTTGGCATTGACATCATTTGCAACACTGGTGGTGATGGTCAGAGCACCAGCAGCACTGTACACGCTGTTAGTACCCGCAGCATTACCTGAGTATCCAGTGCTAGTAGGAGCAACAGCAGCGACGAATACAGAAGTACCATCGCCTAGTGCAATCTTACCAGTACCCGTGCCCGCAGTAACGACTTCAATTCCAGCACCGACGCAAACAGAACCGGCGGGAATGGTGAACACCTTGAAAGTGTCACCACTGACATTGGTAATAGCAGAGAAATCAAGTACACGGTCCACTACATAGGGGACCTGTGCATTAGTGCGGGAAGGATGGCCTAGCGAGCCACCCTGAGTCTTATCGTAGGCAGTCATGTTATTCCTTTAAGTGTAAGTTGTTGTGAAAAGGATGGGGTATTGCTACCCCTCCTAATTAGTTACGTCTGTAGGTGAAAGCACTAATGGCTTCTGGACGTAGGCACTTCCGACCATAGAGGTGCATACCACGAACAACGTCACCAAAGGTATCAGGGCTGCGGTAGGTCTCAGTCTTAGTGATCTGAGTAGCAGTAGCAACTGCGGACATATGACCAGCAATTAGAACACCACTGTTCGAGTTGCTGTTGCTGTCTGGACCAGTGCCATTGTAGGGGAGGTTGTTAGATACGTAGCAGGTGAAGTTACGGATCTTTCCATCCGATACCCGACCATTACGGATCTCAGTCTCACCAGGACCAACCCAGTCACGGTTCATCATCTTGCTGCTTTCATCGCCCATCAGTTCCCAGAAGAAAGGATCGGCAACAAAGAAGCGACTGTCAGTAGGAACATTCTGTTGGTCAAACAGACGGTTAATACGATTCAGTACTGCAAGAGGAGTAAAGTCGTAGGTGCCACTGAGAGCAACAACCTTTGGCGAACCAGCAGCACCCAGGGTGTTGGTAGTGTTAGACTGGGTTGCCATGTAAGTCAGGACTTCAGCATCGTAAGCGTCTTTGAGCTTGTAGGCTGCACGATTGGACGCCAGATCTTCCCAGTTTACATGGGACTGCTTGACTTCAATGTCGTCTACGACGAAGGCCCAGTAGTTAGCCTTGTCAACAGTTAGCGAAGTCTCGTCGTCATTCAGGTTCTGAGCAATAACCTGCTGACCACGGGTGTAAGCCTGAACCTGAATATCAGGCTCCTTGATAATCTTTACAGTATCCCCGTAGTCCTTAATCTCACCGAAATAGTCACTGTTCGTGATGTCTTCGATGACAGAAGTCTTACGAAACTGCTTTAGGGCCTTGGCGCTAAAGATGGTGGGACTGAAAGCCCCATTAGGTAGATTGCCGTGACCGGCTGCGGCAGTAAATGCCATTTGAAATAATCCTAGATTGTCAAAAGTTAAGCAGACAAGTAGGACTTCCTAGAGGTTTCTTTACTCCTGGTAATAGCTATGCTAGGCAGGTAGCAGAAAGTGTTTCTGTTAGTCAATAATGTCTAAGGTTTGGTGGTACCCAGAGTAGCCTGTAAGGGTCTGGGTACCTGTGTTATCGGACCCCGGATAGATCGTATAGAAATCTACCTTCAGTTCGAGCCTTCATGATCTCGTCGTATTTGGCTTCAAACTCTCTGGGGTGCATCTTCTTTACATCGGACTCTCTGAAGGAAATCTTTGGTTCTCCTCTAGGAACTTCCGGTGCGGCACTAACCTTCACTACACTAGCCGCTTCTTTGGGCTTGTTGGTAGGCTTGGTCTGTGTGATATTCTTTACTAGATCGAACTTGTACAGATCAAGTGCTCTTGCAGCGGCAACAGCATCCGTATCGTTTACCAGCAAGGAATGCTGAATCCACTGCGGCTGTACCTTGATCCAATCAGAGAAACGAGTGTCTCGCTTAATGTCGTCCAAGTCCGGGTGTAGCTTTCGTAGTTCAAATTCTGCCTTACTACGCTCAACCTGTCGCTGCCTATCCTCTACTCCCTTGATCTTTTCATCCAAGGCAGAGGTGTAAGATTGCGCTTTCTTAGCTGCAATAGTCTCTACGATTGCAGCAACATCTGGATATTCTTTTGCCCAAGTCTCTACTTCATCTTCAGACTTGGGCATCCTAATCTGTGCAGTGGTCAGTGTACGAACCTGTTCCTTCAGTTCGTCTAACTGCTTCTGGTATCCAGGCTTTAGCTGAGTGTCAATGTACCTGCGTAAATCTCCGTACCGCTTCTTGAAAGTGTCCTCTTCGCTAGAGACTGGTGTAGGAGGTACAACCTCTTCGATTTCTACAGTTGGAGTCTCTTCGACGGGGGTTTCTGGGGTTGGTTCGGGTAGTTCTTGTCTACGATAAAGCATAAAGTTTCCTGATTGGGGGCTTCGTATGGAAGGTTGCCCTAGCTAAATAGATCGCTTAGAAATCCACCATTGGCAAAGTGTACCAGTGACGGGGGAGTGTAAGGGTTTCTTGTTGGTGTTGAGAATCTATCGTATGGTGTTTGCTGTACCGCAGCAGTCTGTTGCGTCTGCGGTGTAGTTGTAGTACCTGTTGCTGTGGCGGGTGTACTCTGCGTGGTGCTGGCATGAACGGCCTGTTGAGCGGCCTCTACTGGTGTGGCTAATCCACCACCATCGTTCCCACCAGTGCCATTACCAGACGATGTTCCCCCAGTAGTGCCGCCAGTAGTACCAGAGGCTTCTGTACCTACTCCTGTTGGGCCATCAAGACCTATGCCGGATAGAGCATTTCCAACAGCTTGAGCAGCACTAAAGGCAGCGTTTACCCCCGTTAATCCCAATACTCCCAGACCTAGGGATAGCCCAGTTGGCATTGCGGGAGCATTTATTGCCGGGTCAAACTCATTCTCCACACCAAAGGAATCGTCGTTTGTTGGCCCAACTGCGGGACCCATTCCATTTGCTGCATCGTCGGTACTTGTGGGGTTTCCATGGCCGGATGTTTCATCTCCAGACTCACTCATACCGTTGGATTCGTTATTGCCCGCTGTACCAGGGCCTTCATCTGATCCGTCTGTTGGTCCCCCATGTCCAGACGAAGAGTCTCCAGAGTCATCACCAGAGGCATCCCCACCACCGGGGCCTGGACCACCCCCCTCTCCACCAGCATCC